TTCCAGCCGCGCCTGTTCCAACTGCTGCTGCGCCCCACCCGCGCCAAACAAGCCTTGCGCGCCCTGCGTCAGAGCCGCCTGCTGCGCCGCACCAAGCTGGCCAAGCTGGCCCGCCGCCGCCAGCCTTTGGGCTTCCGCCTGCTGGGCAGCAGCGATATCACGCGCCCCAAGACCAGCCGCCGTTTCAAAGCCCGCAGAACGCAACTGAGCCGCCGTGCGGGCAGCCTGCTCCAAAGCAGCCCGGTTGGTTTCGGCTTCCGCCACACCTTGGCGGGAACCACCGAAAGCACCAGCACGGGTGGCCGCTGCTGCCTGTTGCGTCTGTGCAATCTGCCGCGAACGCTCAATATCACTCAGCGCTTGGTTCACCACCGTTTCTTCATATGGATTGGTATAAGCCTGCATGGCCTGCGCCACAGTCTGAGGCTGATAACCACCAACCGCTCTGGCTAGTTCCTGCGCTTGGCCAATGGCAGGCTGGGCAGCCGTGGCAGCCTGACCAAACTGCGTGAATGCCTGCTGCTGCTGTGGCGTAAAACCAGCCACCATCTCGCCCGTAAAGGGAACATAAGGCCGGTCAGCGACAGTTTGCGCGCGGCTGTAAACATCCAAAGCCCGCGCCTTGAACTCTGGGTCAACCGACTGCGTTTGCGTCGTTGTCTGCTTGCCGCCGCCCTTACTCATGGCGATAACTCCTTAGATACAGTTGTCATTATACCTGTAAAACCATGCGCTTTCAAAGCACGAACCCATCCAGCCCGGCCACATCCAGTAAGTTTTGAACACCCAAAAGACTGCCCAAAAACAACCAAAGCCGGGATCATATCCACAATCTGCTCCAGCTTCCCGCCAACCAGCCAAGCGTGAAGCACAGAGAACTTGGGATAGGCGATAATCTCAGTCACGATTACCCCATCAGGAGCAGGCCAGAAATGGTGATCACCAAGCGCGATGCTATGCTTTACGTCCACTAGATCATGCGTGTTGCCGGCGTAATCCAGGGCCTCCTGAAGCCAGCCAGAACACCGCTCAAACTCTGCGTCAAACGGCGTCATAAGGCCGTAGCCGATATCACCCCTGCATTGGAAACCTCGATACTGTATCGGGTTCCATTGGGGGATTTGATAATCAACCGCCCAGGGGACACTTCGATATCGCGGTTCCGCTTGTGGTTTTCCGCATCTGCCCGCTCAAGCATACTCCGGGCAGTCTGGTCATCAATTTGAGTATAGGTTGGACGGGACGAAGGCAGCCTCATCGCCTGGACCCCGGCACCGCTTCAAGGCGGAAGTTACCAACCCGCCAATCGCCCAACTCCGCCGCCTCAATCCTGAAAGAAACCTGGCGCCCACTAAAACGCACATCAGTGTATTTGGAAGATATGGTGTAAGGCCCATGCGTGGTTTCCGTGCCTTCCGGTGCAAACCGCGTCTTGAACTTCACACTCACACTGCCCTGCGTCTTTTCATCCGGCACTACCTGGCGGGCAACCATGATCTGATCGCCATTGCCGAACTCTAGCGGCCCACTCTCTGCATAAATCAAAGCGCCATCGTAGTTGTACCCAATCTCATGGTCATAGAAATAACCCGACGGGTCAAACATTAATGGGAACTCAAACACGCCATTGGCGATACCAATGCTGCGGTTCAATTCACCAATCATCCATGTGTTTTCACGGAAGTTCCACACCACATAGCTATCACACTCAGACGCACCCTCAGATGGGTAATGCCACCATACTTCCTGGTAATCCACATTCACCCATGAAGTAATCTTGGCCGCTTGCTGGTAGTTGATGTTGGTGAAGATGTAATCACTGACAGTGGAATCCAACTTCTTCACGGTGCCATCAAAAATAAAGAAGGCACCTTGGCCCATCCACACAACACCATTATCCAAACTCACAGAAGCCTGTTGGCCAATCACCCCACACCCAAACCCAACACGCTCAAAACCATAAACATACGGTGGTCCCTGATACACCGCCAAATGGGCATCTGTTGTGGTTAGTAAAAGCGTACCGTATCTGGTACGCTCCCCACAGGCCAAAGTGCCAGAAGTGGCCAACTCATAATCGCCAGCCTGATTGGTGGCAGATGGCGTCCAAACAGTATTGTTTTCCTGATCACACCATTGAACCTTGCGGCCATTGCCGCCAGCGCCCAAGGCAAACAGAAACCGCTCGCTTGTAGCGATGATGGATTTATTCTGAGTTGGCGCGTTGGCGATTAACGTGGCCCTAGTGCTACCCCCTAAATCCCATTCATAAATCTTGCCTTCATCAGACCGACAAGCAACAAGCCTCTCACCCCAGTTATCCACAGCCCATGTGCTGGCTTCCAAAATACCGGCAGATGCAAACTGAGGTCGCGGCGTTCCATACGCATTAGAACCATAAGTCCAAATACCATAACCAATTTCATTCTCGCTATCCACGCGTCCAACCGAAATCTCATAAGCGTAATTTGCACTACCCTTATTAGTTTCAGTGGTTGATGCGTTGGTAGAAGCCTGCACCGTATAAGTAGAAGAATTGGTAACAGTAACAATGTAATCGCCAGAAAGCGTGATCCCACTGGAACCAATCGCGGTGCCGGAAGTAAACCGCGCCGTGTCGCCAGTCACAAGCCCATGCGATGCGTCAGTTACCGTAACCGTAGGAGAACCAGATGAAGTGCTGAATGCGTTACTGAGAGAACCAGTTTCCCGAACTGGCGTGATATTCTGAGGCACTGTATTAGCCTTCAGCCCATACAACTTAGCCGCACCACCAGCCGCTGCCCAAGCAGTCCCGTCATTAGCACGCCAAGCATGAAGGCCACGCATCACACCAGTGACTTGAACATCAAGATAAGACCCACCAGACGCATACTGGCGCTTTTCCCACCCACCAACAGGGCGCAGCGTTCCTTCAGTCCACCGCACCAAATTGGCGTCATACCAGCGATTAGAAGCCTGGTATTGAGTGCCTTGGCGATAGACCCCAGGCGGTATTTTCAGAGGGATATAAGGCATTGCCTACACCATCACTTGCCGCGCTTGAGAAAAGACTGCACCGTTTTGGTTTCGTAAATCCGAATAACCGTCCACACGATGGTAAACGCCGCTGCGATGGCGGGAAGAACTTGGGCCAACGTCCCGATAACCGTCACGACACTAACCGCGTCCATTACATTCTTTGTCGTTTCGTGATTATCCATGGCCACAACCCTACCCTTCAAGCATCTTATGGCCACTGGCTGCTAACAACATACGACCAGTAGCCTCATTGGCCCGAACCATCTCATTTCTGAAGCTCTCAACCGCCGCCCCGGTTTGACGCTGCTGCTGGCTATTCTCAATCATCAGAACCGGCATCCACGCCATAGCGCAGGCCCACTCATCCACTTCCTTACCGGTGTTTGGATTGGTTCCACGCACTTGGATAAACCAAGCACAATCCAACTTGCGACAAGGCTTGAAGCCATCCAGCGGGCAATTATGTTGCGGCTGGATTTGCATTAGTTCTTGGTCGCCAAAATAACATCCACATACTGCACCGCTAGATTGATAGCCGTGCCAGTGAATGAGTGAGTATGGGAACCACCGCCACCGGTGGCGTCTGATGTAAATGTGTGGGTGTGATTTCCAACCGTGCTGGTCACATAAGTTGCGTTATTAATCAAACCACCAACCAAAGCGTCTCTATTTGTGGCACTACCACTAGAGGCAGTGGCAGTGCCAAAATAAGCGCCACCCCCCGTGTCTGGGTTACCAGTTTGGTGGTTGTGACTACCAGCCGCGCTAGTGGTTCCTGTGTGCGTATGACTTGGGATTTGGCTGGCATCTAATGTGGTGGCCCCAACCGTTCCCGCCACAGCCTGCGAAGCAAAAGCCGTGGTGAACGCCACAGAGCCGCCAGAACTAGCCGACCCAGAAACCACCCGCAAAGCCTTGTCATTATGGGTGGTGCTTTTGGTCCAACCAGTGGGGGCCGCCGTCTGGGCAAACACCAAAACAGTGCCGGATGGGAACGCATCCACCGTGGCGGTCACTGCCGGCAGGGTTAGGGTATTAGTGCCGGCAACGGCCACAGGAGCCAATCTAATTGTGCCAGAAGTGGAACCACTTAGATTAAAAGTCTTATTACCACCGATATTCAACCCAACTCCCGTGCCTGTCCCATTCGCCGCAAAAATAGCATCAATGGTATCCAGATCGGTGTTTAACTTGCCGCCCCAGCTATCCGCAGAAGCCCCAACTTCCGGCTTGGTTAGCCCCAGGTTGGTTGTGGTGGTATCAGCCATTTATTGCACCCTTGTCCAAACTTCAGACCCGGTAGCAACCGGCGTCCATGTTGTAGCAGAATCCGACGCCTCGTTCCAGATTTCCGTGCCATCGGGGATATTATCCCACTTAAATATGCCAGTGACCACCATGGTGCCAGAGGCGTCAACTTGAAAGGCCCCGGCTTGAATGCGTTGCACAATAACACTCAGTTCACCAACAGCGTCAATCTGAACCGAAGATAAGTAAACCACAGTGGCCGTGGCGGTCATTTCTCCAGCCGCCTGAATGTCCACCAAACCAGCCTGGATACGCTGGCCAATAACCGCCATATCCCCGGCAGCCTGGATATCCGCCAAGCCTTGCTGAATGCGCTGCCCCAGCACATCCAGAGTGGCAACGCCATCAATCTGGACCACCCCAGCCAGAATGGCGCTGGCCGCAACCGTTACATCCGCCGCCGCCTCAATCGTAACCTGACCATCAACAATCGCCCCGCTAAGTGCCGCAAATGGCGTTTCGGCGAATGTTGAAAAACCAAACATGGGCTACTCCACAGGCGCTATCGTGAGTTCCCCGGCAGCAACCAGGGCCATGATGTTTGCGTAATCCGCGTTTGCCGGATCAAGCGGCACGAAGCCGGTCACGCCGTTGATGTCAACGCGGATACCTGCTGGGTTACCAGAAAGATCGTTGTAGTCTTGAGCGTTAGTGTACATGGTTCATAACTCCGCTGATGCTGTATAATCAAAATCAGCAACAGTAGTGCCATTGTCAGAACGAAATTTATCAACTGTAATTGCGCTCAATGTAGCACCTGATGTTCCAGTCATTGTTGGTCCAACCCTCATAGTCACTTTTAACCAGTGTGTGCAAAAATTAAAACCGGGAAGTGTACTAGACCCTTTTTGATAATACCTCTGACATAGCGAAAATTCCTGCCCATACTGCCGCCGCTCAAACGGCGTGGCAGCAGTGCCAGCCTCAAACTGCACATTCCCAATATCCCAAGTGCCGCTGGTTTGCGCGCCAACAGTAAACAGGATTTCAATTCCTGTTGTGGCGGCAGCAGGGACACTGATATTCACAGAATATCTTGTAAGAGTAGAGTTTACAGTAAATGTTCCTGTGGCAATCTGTGTCTTGGTCGCAGTTCCAATCGTGCCAAAGGTGTCTGTAGTAGTGGCGTAATTAGCGGTCCATGTAACCGTGGTAAGAACTGAATTGGCAAGGTCAACAGATAGGGTGCATGTCTGACCAGCAAGATCATAGCTGTTCAGCGCCTCAATACGCTGCCCAACACCAACAGCAGTAACAGACGCAGCGCCAGTAATGCGTAACAAATTGCGGTTGCTGCCAGAGCCTGAAACCTGTGCCGCCGTGACGTTTGCCCCAGTGCTATAGACAAAAAACCTATCAACCGCAGGATAGCCAGTGCTGGCAGTTGGAACGCCAGTGCCAGCCGTTACCGTGGCAGAAGTTGCCCGTTGGGCAATATACATGTTGCCATTAATAATCCGGTTCCGCAGGAAGCTGCTTGCAGGCACCGCCGTACCAGCAAAGGTCGCATTGCCGCTGCTGTCCAGCACGATGTTGTTGCTGGCGCTGCTGGCGTGCTTGAGGTTCGTTGCTGCTAATGTTGACATCGTTAAACTCCTAGGGCAGCCTTGATTTCATCAGGCGTGGCGGCAGCGTCAATCTGACCTTGCATGGCAGCATACTTGGCGCGAATGGCCGCACGGGCCGCTTCTGCCGCTGCGTTATCTGCGCCGGGGATTTGCTTCATGATGATCTCATCATGTGGCTTGAACTCCTCCGCACGGGCCGCACGACGGAGGTCATGCGCGATGGCCTTGGCCTTGTCAATGTTGATCGTGATCACTCGCTGTACTCCCATGCCGCACGGAAGGTACGATCTGACGGAATATCCGCCACATCCACAATCTTGAATGGTTTGCCCTCTGGAACATCTTTGGCCGCGATTTCCTCAATCGTCAGGCCGCACTCAGGGGCGGGGATGATGACGGCAACGCCGCCTTCGTCTGTGGGATAGATGATGCGCTGGTTCATTTGGTCACCTTTTAGCGGAACACGGCAACATTCACATAATCACCATCGTATGCGATTGTATTTATGCCGTTCATTGTAAGAACTCTGACACTTCCAGTTGCAGGTGCGCCTCTTTGCTCTATGCCTCTAAGTGTTGAATTATCACTTGTGCTAGCATACCCCATACCAACAACTGCGTAGTTAGCATCAGGCATTGCGGTAGTGAAATTCACCGTATAATCGCCCGTGCCATTATCTGTAATGGAAGACACATTCCCGCTTGCCCTAATAGCCACCGTTCCGGTGCCGTTAAAGTTCACCCAAGCGCGACAACCATACGCCACCGCAGAAGAACCGTAACCGGAGTTGAAGGAAAGATTGCCGGATACAGATCCCGTTCCTGTGATCGTCACGCCAGACGCTGTTGCAAGCCAAACTTGAGAACCCCCAGCCGATACTGCGACCTGATCAGCCGCAGGATAATAAATACCCGTATTCGTGTCAGTACCCTGCACAGCCGGGGTGGAGGCAGAGCCGTCAACACCCGCGATACCTGTGGAGCCGGAAATGGTGATGGGCATAGGTTATTCCTCACTCATACAGGATATTGATGCTGCCAGCATCAAAGGTGTCGGTGCCATTGCCGGTGGTGATGCGAACACGGTCAAGGGTGCCTGCAAGCGTCTTAGTCCCCCCAAAAATTGTAACAACTGGACTTCCACTCGCTGTTGAAATCACCCCACTTGTGACCCATAAATTTGCCCCAACAAGGCAAATTGGTATAACACCTGTCCAATTATAGGCAGCAGCGCTTAATTCTGTCAGAGAAAAACCGCTTGTCGCAAAACTACCCCCAGGGCCGCTATCAAAGGTGTTGGCTTGCGAAAGATAACCTGAAGTCTCAACGCCTGAAGATGTGCCAATTTGCAGATTTATAAAGCTGGTACCGTTTGTGCTGACGCCGTTGAACACCACCGTCACCCGCTTCACCCACGACGGAATGCCAGTGAAGTCAATGCTGGTGCCACTAGTGCTGGCGACAGCCGTGCCAGCCGTAAGCGGCTGCGTCAGCATCGCAGGCGTCACAACAGCAGAACTTCCAGTCGTCACCACATTGCCGGTAGCCGCCGGAAAGGTAGCCGTGAAATCACTCGCCGTGCTGGGCGTGGTAAGGGTGACGGAACCGCCACCTGTTGATGAAAGTTTTACGGGCATATCAAGTCACCACCCATGTGCTGCCTGACGGCACGGTGACGGTGACACCCGAGTTCACCGTAATCGGCCCCGCCGTCATTGCGTTGTAATTTGTTGGAATTGTGTAGTTGGCTGACACCGTTGTTGGGTTCACAAAGAACGTGCCTGCTACGTCGCCGTTGGCCTGTATCTTGGAAATAGGCGTGGTGGTACCAACCCCAAGCCGGTCATTGGTGTTATCATAAAACAGATTGGCATTGTCCTGGCTGTAAACGCCGGAAGCGCCCGCAAAGACAATAGAACCAGAAGTAAAAGCCGTTCCAGTGCCAGTGCCGCCACTACCAACCGCCACCGTTCCAGCTAACGTCACTTCACCATAAGAAGCCGTGGCAGGCGTCAAACCAGTTGAACCACCACTAATGGAAACGACAGTGCGCGGCGCAGGAAGCGTAATAAACACATCCTTAGTGCCGGCGCCAAAGTTTACCGCAGACCCGCCATTAGAAGATGAAAGAATGGTTGTCCGGGCCAAGGTCGCAGGCGAAGTAAACGTGCCTATCCCGACCTCCCAAGCCGTGCCGGTTTGCTCAATAATCGAATAGTAGGTGGTGTCGCTACTACTGAGAACAGAGGCAAACGTACGGAACTTGGAAACCGCACCGTCAAGCGTCAGATTCCCCGTGCCGGTAGTGGTCGTGGTTTCCCGAACCCGGTCAGCAATCACAAACGCCATCGGCTTTTACCTATTCCAGAGTGATATCAAGATCACCAGCAGGGATACGGAACACATCGCCAGAAGCGATAGTTTTGGGAGATGTCAATTCACCATAAGCCAACAAATTTCCAGAAGTGGCAGCGTCAAAAACGCCAGCATAAGTAACTGTCCCCCAAGTACCAGTGGCCACATCAAACTCAACCGCCGCACTATTGGTGCTAGCATTACCGGCAGTGGTCAAAGCCACAATCTTGCGATTGTACCCATTACCGGAAACCTCAGTGCCACCACCGCCCTCGCCAGGCGCAGCCGTGAACAAGCCTACATAAAGGCTGGCTGAAGGCGAAGAAAACGCCGTGCCGCTGAACACATAGGCCATGATCTTGTTTTCAAGATAGTTGGTGAATGCGTTAGTGGTCATCAGCCAAGGCTCCTTGCCCGCATACGAAGTGAACTAGTAGCCATCCGGCTCCGCTCATCGGAAACCTTCAGGTCATCAACCAAACGCTGGTAGATCGCCGCCCAAATGTTCAGGCGCTGATCATCCTGCAAGTACGGCGCAGACTGCAACAGCGCGCCATAAAGATAGATATCCGGCGAATCCACCAACAGCCAGTTACTGGTATTCCCAGCCGACAAAGCCGGAATCTTGGCGTAATATGTCAATTCACCAGTATATGAGTTGATATCTGGGGCTGGGATCACCTGAAACTGCTGCCCAATCTGCGTATAATAGATTGGCAACCCACTCGCCCCAAAACCAGATTTTAACAGAGCCGCCTGATCAGGGGAGACAAACTCCATCACTGTGATCGGGTTGGTGTTCAACTGATACCGAATGCTTTCCAGCCAGTCCGCCGGCATCGCGCTGTATTCCGTATCCAGCGTAGCCGTGGCCCGCTCAACCATCTTCCGGTGGCGTAGCGTCCGGTTAAACTGCGCCTCCGCCAAAGTAATAAAATCAGGGATCACCGCAGACAAATCGGAACGGTTTAACCAATCCCCAATTGTCGTTTGCAGCGTGGCATAACTGGTGATCGCCATTTCAAGCCCTCATCTAGCCCGCTTATACCCTACCAGGGCGGGTGCGGAAAAACCTATTATCAGGGTCATTCAACCATTTTTTCATGGCAACCGGGTCGTCCACAATGCCCTTCGCCTTCAAGTCATAATAAACACTCAGAGGGATAGAAGCCACCTTGTTCCATTCCCCATGGCGCCCATGATCCTGATTAAATTCAGCCTTGTTTTGCTCAACAATATTGGAAACTTCCTGGCGCTTCTCAATGATCGCCGTGTCAGTGCTTTCATCGTAATGAAAGACCGACTTGATGTTGGTAACAGGATCAATACTAAGGATTTTCTCAGTCATCTTTCACCTCAGAAGTGGGGCTGGCGGATAACCGCCAGCCCCTGTTTTATCACGAAGTGGTCAGATCGGCCACAATGCCATGCGCGGATTCTTGGCGCACCATCAGACCATATTCGCAGATCATCATACGCTTTTCGGCATCGCCGGTCTTCGCCAGTTCCTTGGACTGGATCGGACGAAGGATAGACACCGCCGCGTATTCCGGGTTCAGCACGAAGGCATCGCGGGCGCGCTGGAAGCGGTTGGGAACAACCGTCACCGCACCGAAGTCGGACACATACACATCGGCAGCGCCAATGATGGTGGCCGGCTTCGGAGAAGCCTGGTTCCAACGGATTTGCGCGATACCAGCAAAGCCGGACACGGCCTGCTTGTTAAACGCGCCAACCATCAGCACCTTCGGGGTGCTGCCCTGCGTCCAAACGCCAGAAATGACGCTTTTCAGCATGGCTTCCGTGAAAGCGCGCTGCGTACCATCGGTACGGGCCGCGTTCACCACGCCGCTGGAAACAGTCGGATTGGCACCGCCCGTCCCGAACGAAGTGTTGGTGCGAAGGAACGCCGGCAGACCAGCGGTAACGCGCGCCGTGGTGGTGTTACCCGCCGTGGCAGCGTTGTTCGCCAGAAGCACAGCTTCCATATCGCGCTTCAGTTCCGCGCCTTCCTTGGCCATCTGATAGGCCAATTCAGAACGGCGACCCGCCTTGTCCACGCTCTCCATGGTGTCGGAGATCACAACCGTCTTGCGGCTGATCTGCGTGTAGTTACCAAGACGCGAGGTCGGGGTAACAGCATCGAAAGACGAAATATCATCGCCTTCCAGCGCCGCGTTAGCAGCATTCGCCGCCGCCAGGCTGTCCGTCTGCCATTCGAAGAACGTGTTTTTCACGTTCACACGGGCAACATTGGACTGGAACGGGGTTTCTTCCGGCGAGATGTTGTAAATCACATTCGCCAGGTCTTCACGGATACCGATAGCGGAATAACGCGTGAAGGTATTTGCAACGATAGCCATTTTAAAACTCCATGCTGGTTATAGGATTGCCGCGAAAACCGCCGCAGCATCGGAAACAGTCCCGGTTTTAGCGAGACGCTGCTTTGCACGGGTTACATCATTCACACTCTTAGTGCCGGGTGCCACCGCAGCGGAACCGGGCTTAACCGGCCTTGTCGCTACTGGTTGCGGCTTTACTGACGCCTGGGCCTTACGCTGGCCCAAATCATAAAGCATGGCCTTCCGCAAAATTGAAACGTGTTCCGCCTTGTGCAGAGAGTTGATTTCAACCTCATTTAACCCCTGGTCCACAAGCCAACCACGCAACTGCTTTTTGCCTTCAGCCGCCACCTTTTCATCCTTCCACTCGGGAATGATTTCAGGAAGCCGCTGTGCCTCATTAACTAGTATAGCCTTCATCTGCTCGGCAGTTTGCTGTTCAAGCGCCTGCCCGACACGCTGTTGCTCGGCTTGAATAGCCGCCAACTTAGCTTGCCGCTCGGCCTGCACCTTGTTCCACTGACGCTCCAACTTGGTAGCCTGAATGGGGTCTTCATCATAAAGACGATCCCAATCTGGCTGCTGTTCAAACTGTTGCGCCGTCTGCAACTGCTGCTGAAGTGCATTAAGAAGTGTAGAATACTGAGCCCGCTCTTGCCGGATGGCTTCAGCTTCAGCATGGAACGCTTTGCGTTCTTCTGCTAGTTGCTGCGTCTTCCGGCTATAGTCCGACTGCCGCGAATAACCGCGCTGCAATTCGTCCAGGGTAACCTCAATTTCCTCGCCATTCACCTTCACCTTTAAGGTGGTTGGCAGTTGCGGTTCCTGTTCGTCTTGCTCCTCAGTTTCTTCGCCTTCGTCGGTTTCCTTAACGGTTTCTTCCTGAGCCTGTGCCTCGGTTTCTTCCGTTTCGGTGCCATCAGCTTGCGCCTCTGGCTGCTGCGCCTCACCAGCTTCCTGGGTGTCACCATCAGCGGTGGCCAGCAAGTTGGAGATGGCATCTTGTGCCTGGTGGATGCCGATCCCGCCTTCAGCGGGGGTGCCGGACGTTGCAGACATCAAATCTTCCTTTCTAATATCGCTTTTCAGCGAGTGAAGCGGCTACCCGGCCACTATCAATAGCGGCCTGCAATACCCGCAGAAACTCCTGCATCCCGCGCATGGTGGCGTGGATATACTTCTGATCTGCCTCGAACTTGGCCTCCCGCCACTGTTCGAACAAATCTTTTTCCACCAAAGCCACCGCTGCCTTTAGCGTGGGATCATTCATCAGCCGCAAAGCATCATTGCCGGCGGCAATCTGTTCCGAAAGGCTAGACAATCGGGCCTCCCATGCCACCCGGAACCATATTAGCTCCGATCACCTGCGGCGCAGGCGGAGACATCATCTGCTGACGTTGCATCGCCTGCGCCTGACGCATCATTTCACGGTCCCGCTCCATACTGGCGCGGATCGCCGCCACATCAACTTGCGCCCCATACCGGGCCTGAACCTCGGCAATCTTCACCAACAAATCCGCCTCAAACTGATCACGGGATAGATCATCCTTCCGGGCCATCTCCTCACGCTTCAATTCCAACTCCGCCGCCTTTTTCTGGATATCAGCCTGGATCGCCGCCATCTGCGCCTGAGCCAGCAATTCTTCTGGCGATGGCTTCGGCTGTTCCTGCTGCATCTGTGGCATCATGGCTGGATCACTAAAGAACGTGTCCACATCCTTGAAACCAGACAAAGCTAATATCTGCGCCAAGGTATTCCGATACTGCGCCAAGCTAACCAGAGGATTGTTCATCCCAGCCTGCTGCAAAATCTGTTCTTGCTTCTGCAAGATGGTGGTGAGAACCGCCACCTTGTTTTCATCCGTACCGCCGCCAAGCGCCACATTCACAATCACATCCATGTTGCTGTCCCAGCCGCGCGGATCAACCGGCACAAACTGCCCACGCAACCGAACCATGCGATTTGGACGCTGGTTCTGCACCGCTAAACGCAACAACCCACTAAACAAACGCTTCATGCCAGTCTCAGCAAATATCCGCGCAATCAACTCCATACGCTGCTGAGAAGCCGTCACAGTGGCCGCTACCGCCGCCTTGGTGGATGATTGTAGCGAATCCGCCGCCAGGCCGGCAGCGGCCTTGGTGATCCCCGTGCGGCTCTCCCGCATGGAGTCCATATAGTCCAGCATCGGGAAAGCCTGCTGGCCCACAAATGGCATAGAGAACGGCTGCACCATACCAGGGGCGCGCATACGAATAACGCCCCCCACTTCCGTATTTAGAACATCATCAACATTCACCTGCCCCTCAACAATCCCAACACGGGGGTGGATCGCCAAGGCCAAGCTATCCAACATATTCCGCTGAATGTTGGACTTAATAAGCTGAATATCCATCACCTGATCAGCAACAGACATCCCAAAAAACGTATGAGGCTCCGGGTCAGGGCAGAACACCGCAAACGGAATCATATCCGCCGGCTCATTCCGCATCACCTCATAACCAGCACCAACCGCGCAAATCTTCCGCAACTCAGCAATGCCGTCACCATCCATATCAATCTTTACATAGGCTTCGACATACAAAATCTTTTTAGCCGCCACATCACTACGGTTAGCCAAATCAATAGACGCATCGGGATTTCGAACAAACCGTTCCTGATTATCCTGCAACTCATCAACATCATTCGCATAAGGCTCGATCTCATCCTGATCGTAGCCCATCGCCACCAATTCACTCACCGTCATCACACGGCGATGCGCCACCAAAGACGCATCATCCAAACTGATGGCAGAACGGCTAACCAACAACTCCTCTGGCGGCACAGACGCAATCCGCAAACGCCCCTTGTCCCGCTTCCGCACCACCCGAACATCATAAACAGTGGGGCCAGGCACACCCGTCATCGGGTCAACCTCACCCTGATACGCCACCGTCACCTGAACATCCAACTCCGGGTCAGAGTTCAACACCGCCAACCCATTGTCATCCAGACCCGTCAAATCAGACGTTTCAATCTCAATCTCGGAATCCCAATAGAACTTGATGATCCCAGTCTTGGAAACCAACGCATCCTTGAACGCTGAATAGAAAATCTCAAACCCCGGATTATCCCGCGTCACCACATAATTGATGTAATCCGTAGCCTGCGCCGCAGAAGCCACATCCTCCGGGCCATTAGGCGCATACTCAACAATATTGCTGCCGCTAAAAAACACCTTCATTAGGCTCGGCAATATCGCCTGCACCGTATCGCGCACATCCCGGCTTACTACCTGAGAACGGCCATCTTCCTCATTCCCAAAAGGCTCGCCCCGATAATATTGAAGCGCTAACGCCCGATCCGGCGAAATGGTGTTATCAATATAATCAACCGCGTCCTCAATTTCCGCCGTAATGATTGCCTGAATATCAATCTCATCAGGCAAGTCAGCATCCATCCCCGCATCAATGGCGGATTCCTGCATCATTTCAGTGATATCTGAAACCAGATCGGAAATCTGAGGGTCCATGTTCTAACTAATCCTCTGCTTCCATTTCTTCAGGCTCATCATCACCCCGCATCGGCGGAATCATGACCTTAGCAATCAACACCATATCACGCTTCCGGCCACTCAATGCCTTAGTGATCGGCCCACCAACCAACCACGCAGAGCAAACCCGCCCCGCCGCACACTTGAACTCCAACAATTCACAGTAACCCAAATTCGCCGCGTCACTAACCTCGGGCGCATACGTCTCATCGTTGCTTTCCTCACCCTGGATGCCCTTAACAATACAAGCCATCATCTCCGGGGTCTGGATGAACGCGGCGCAATTACCACACCGCATCGTCTTAGCCTCATCAGCAGTCGTATTCCATTCCTGCGCTCTGAGTTTCCAGAAGAAATCATCTTCCTCATTCGGGTTAGCCGGTCCATAACCGAAATCTTTAAACGCCCGATCCCGGTATTCCAGATTTTCTTTAAGATCATAGGTAGCCTTCGGACACTTCATCTCAGATCATTTCCGTAATATTGACAATCGGAGACCCCGCACCACTACCCTTGATCGCCGCCAACTTCCAGCCTGGCTTCACCGCAAAATAATCCACCACGTTGCTTGGAAGCATCGCGCTACTAGTTGTCGCTGTCGGATTTTCCCCAATCGCAATATGCACATGGTCACCAGTGGTAGCCACACGAATCACAGTGGTTTCCGCCGCAAAGGCCGGAGTCTGCGTACTGGAAGTGGGGTTACTTATAACGTGCGACCCATCCAACCGAAACACGCGAGGGACAACATGGCCATTATCATCCAAAAATTGCCTGCTCATTTGGATTTCCCCTTGTTCCGATTAGAAATCGCCTTAGCCTTCGCTTTGGCATCCGCCTTACTAGATGCACCCCACGCCTGCAAAGACTTCAACAACCGCGTAGGCTCACCCTTCGCATCACGCTCCGGCCCCGGCATATTACCCATACGCGCCAAGAAACTGGCGCGCCTTGGATTATCACCAGACTTCACCGGAGGCTTCAAATTAGAACCCGGATTGGCCGCTTCATAAGAACGCCGGCCAGCCTCGTTCAAGCCACCACTTGCCGATTTACCAGCTTTACGGGTCCAGGCGGGGGATTTCATTCTTCACCACCCAACAAACCGGATCCAACATAAGCCGCCGGCACCGCACCAGCCAGTGGGATCATGTTGCGCCGGTACAGATCAAAGGCTTCTTGCGGGCTGACGCCAAGGGCCTGGGCAGTGATCGAAAGGCGATCATTCAGCAACTCAGGAACGGTCTTCGCGGCGGAAGCCAAACCAGTGCGGTCACCATAATAGAACCACATCAATGCTTGCGCGTCCGCTGGCGTTAAGCCAAGTCTTTTACCGATTTCAGATGTGATGTCAGAATAGATCGGATATTCGGTAGAAACCTCTCGGCCAGCAATACCTTGCCCAGTCGGCCTTGCCACCATACTTTTGATTAATTCAGAATCGCTCATTCCACGAACCACACCATCTTCGTTTGGCGTGTAAGCCGCTCTATAATCATTAAATGCACGAACATCTTTAAATGAAGAAACAGGAAGTTGCCCTGGGTAATTATCATTATACAAAAGATTTATGGCCCGCACATTGTGCATGTCAGCCGTAACGCCACTTAAATCGCCAGAAATGTTTCGCGCGAAAACACTTGGCTTTGGATTTTGCCCGATAGTTGCTGTTCCACCAAGTAAACCTTCAGTCAATTCAGGATGCTGGTTATAAATGATATTATAACCAGAACCAGGGCCAGTTGCCGCCTCCACACTCTTCGCATCAATCGGCAACCCGCGCGCCATTCTATTTTGAAGAAAGGCAGAATTTAAAATGTTCTGTAAAGTGTCAGTTTGGGGACTGGTGCCAGCAATCGCCTGGGCTTCCTGCTGAATGCGGCGCAAGGCTTCTTGGTGGCTGACACCACGCGCCGTAAGCTCATCATACATCGGGCGCATATTGTAAAAGAACGCAGCCCTAGCAGCTTCCATCTGTTGTGGCGTTGCATTCTCTACCGCTTCACCACGCATGATCCTGGCGATTGGTTGAAGTTCACCAGTGATCCGCTCATAAACCGGCCCATAATTCTCCGCCAAAGTGGCCGCATTGCCAAATCCAGAACCAGAACCTGGAAGCCTCGGCTGCTTCTGCGACATACCGCCAATATTCTCTAGGCGGAGGGCCTCAATTTCTCGGCCAATAGTTTGAGGAACTCCCTCTAAATTCCGACCAACTTGAGGGGGTTGAAAAACTTGATCTTCTGGATTCGCCGCAAGCCTTTGTTTCGGCTTTAGCGTCATCTGCTGCCGGCGGAAATCAAGAACCCGTTGCGACAATTCATTAGCGCGCTGGAGTTCCTCGCCAGCCAATACAGGAACACCCGCCCCAGGCTGGGGCGCAAAAGCCCGAGAAAAAGCCTCATCTGGCGTCATACCAGCAACACGCCCCGCCACACCCGCAGCCTCTGGTGCCTCCCTGGCAGCACGAACACCCGCGCCAATTCCCCGGCCCGCCATCCCCACCAAAGGAATAGCCCCCAACAACCCCGCACCCATGGTGCCAGCACCACCCACCATGCCGCCAATGTCACCACGCATGGCAGACCGGCTAATCTGCTCAGAACCCGCCAAAGCATCCTGAAGCGCACCACCCGGCGAAACAGCCTGGGCCACATCCGCCGTGGCCTGAAGCGGGTTCTGGCGCACATAATCGTAAGCCCGCCCCAACAAACCCGGCAGGGTGGAAAATAGAAACTGCTGCCGTGGGTCCATGGTTCCAGACATTAAACGACCCTCTCAAACCACCGCCCAGGGCGGCATCATCCCGAAAGAGGTATCATATTACCACACCTGGCAGGGCAACCGATACCCCTTTTACTTCCTCTTCTTGGCCACCGCCATGTTATCAATCAAATTAGGATACGGACGCCCGGCTGACTTGGCCCTGGTCATCGCCGCCGCCTTCTTGGCAGGCGACAATTTCTTTGGCTTCGGCAAATCCTTTGGCCTGCTTTTGTCCCTTACTTCTTTCATCACACCACCCCGTTAACCGCCCTTCGAAGCGGCTGGCCCCAACGAGCAGAATACCAGCCAGACCC